CTTATTGACAAGGAGAAGAGTAATAATGTACCTAATAACGAATATCTAGTAGATTGGGAAAAATATAAAGACAAATTAATTATCCTTACTGGAGGTGAGCTTTCAATATCAAAACTTACTAAAATAGAGGATAAGTCAGTGTTTTTCAACTAATCAGATATTTATAGTAAATAAATAAAATTATGGCACGTTTTATAATAAAGCATATAAACAGTATGAAACCTCAGAAGAGTGTGTCTGCTGTAGAAAATAATATCAACGAAAATAAGAGCGTTATGACAACAGAAGAGAAGATTGCACTTGCACAGGCAGTATTGGGAGACCAGGCAGCACCTGTTAAGAGAGTAAAGAAAGATAAGGGTCTTATTGAGAGAACCGAAAGTTCTAAGACTATCCTTACCGAAGACAATAAAGAGCTTTTGAATGACTAATACAGAAATGGCAAACACAAACATTAAGTATCTTAAGGAAAATAATTTATACGAAGCACATCAGCACTTCATGCAGTTGTGTGAAGGATTCGGTTATCCAGAAATGTCTCATGGTCTTGCAGAACCAATAAGAAACCTAGAAGAGGCTGGAGAGGATGACCCTAATGCAATGGGCGGTGCTCCTGGTGGAGACCCAAACACAATGGGAGGTGACCCAAATGCTATGGGTGGAATGCCTGGAGGTGACCCTAACGCAATGGGCGGTGCTCCTGGTGGAGACCCAGCAGGGCAGGAAATGGGTGCAGACCCAAACGCTATGGGACAACCTATGCCAGATGCAGGACAGTCAATGGTAGGACCTGACACTGGGGAAGACCCATTCGCAGACCAGCGCACTGGTGATGATGACATGGGTGGTGAGTCTGACGGTGATACTATCGATATTGATGGACTTACAAAGGCTGAGGATAAACTTAACATTAAGCAGAATCAGATTGGTAGGGATTTAGCAAAGGTTGACACCAAGATTTCTAGCCTCATTGATAAGATTGCAGGACTTCAGTCAGCACTTGACAGCAACAGTAGCGAACTTGAATCACTCAAGGCTGAGTTTGAGAAGAGAAATCCGACGCAGACAGAGAAGCTTGATGTTCGTGGCGCACTCGATTCATATCCATTCAATGTTAGACCAGATGACTTCTGGGCAAACAAGATGAAGGAGAGGAATAACTATGAGGTGTATGCTGACAATGACGAGTCAACAGAAGACCAGTATGCAATAACAGCCGATGATGTCGAGGATTTGCCTAGTGATATTGCTGATACCTTCAGCATTGCTGATGATGACATTCAGACGCTTGAGAAAATGTTCAAGTTATAATGAAGAAGATAATTGTCAATGAGGGAAAATTCAATAGGTTACTTAGGGAATCTGGATACGGCAATGATGACTTGACAAATCTATTTGAAAACCTTAAAATGGAATTCAGTGATTTTTATTCAGTTCTTGGGGAACATTATATAATGGCTAAACGTATGGATGAAGAGCCAAATCCTCAAGTGATTGAGATAAAACAACACGCAGATGCTATAAAGGCAATTTTGGACGGACAAGAAACCGAACTTGATGGTGTTCAGCCAGAGGGTTTGTAACACATATTTCCCAGATTATTAAAAAAATATAAAAAATAATGGTCTGGGAATTTGTTTTTTTAACTTTTTTTATATATCTTTGCAATATAAAATTTAAGTATGCATATAGGCATACATCAATAATATTTTTAAACAATTTACATTAATGGAAAACAAGAGATTTAGCGCAAACATTAGCGCAGAAGAAGTCGAGAGACAGTATGCAGAAGAGCATACACCACAGGAAAAACCTAAGAAGACTCAGTTTGATACCAAGAATTATTTACAGGCAAGATTGGATGAAAAGGAGACTTCAAAAACACTTACAATTAGACTGTTACCTATCACTCCCGATAGTTCAACAGCATTCCAGAAGATTCATATGCACACAGTTCGTGTAAACAAGGAGATTTCAGACAATGGTTGGAAGGCTTTCGTGTGTCCTACAAAGAACAAGAAAGACGGAAAACTTATGGGTGATAAGTGTCCTTTCTGTAGCCTTTCGGCAAAGGCACGTGAACTGAAGAGTCAAGCACTCGATGAACCTACAAAGAAAAAGTATGGTGATATTGAGTTTTTGAACAGGGCTAAGGATATGTGGATTGTACGTTGCATTGAGCGTGGTCACGAAGAAGACGGTGTTAAGTTCTGGATGTTCCCAGACAATAGACAGGGTAAAGGCGTATATGACCAGATTATGGGTCTTGCAGAAGTCAGAAAGAATGCTGCGAAGGCTAAGGGTAATGAGTATAGTATCTTTGACTTAAATAATGGTCTAGACCTCATTATAAATCTTAAGAAGGGCACTGACAGTAAAACAGCGATACAGGTTCTTGACGGTGGTTTCCCATGCCCACTTAGCGAGGATTTCGAAACAGGCGAGAAATGGATTCACGATGAAAAGAAATGGTATGAAGTTTATACTGTGAAACCATATGATTATATGGCAATCGTGGCTAGCGGTGGTGTTCCAGTTTTTGATAAGGAGGCAAAGAAATATGTAGACAAGGTTGAGGCTGAGAAGAAAAAGGAAGAAGCTGATAAACAGAGGATGGAAGAGGCTCTTACAGAACAGACTAGGGATTATTCTGAGATTGCTCAAGCAACTACTAGTACAGAACAATCAGTTACAGTTATTGATGGAAGCAAATTTGATACCTCAGATGAAGATAGTCTACCATTCTAAATAATAGGGTAAATGTTATGATATAAATGAGTAGTAAACTTTATTACAAATTTGGCTGTATGAATTCAGCTAAAAGCATGCTTTTACTCACTACAGCCCATAATCTTGAAGAGAACGGACTTGAAATAATGGTACTCAAACCATCTGCTGATACCAGGGATGGTGAGGGTATCATACGTTCAAGAGTCGGGATTGAAAGAAAATGCATCAGCGTTGATAATGATGTTAACATATATAAGGCAATAAAGGAATATAGGAATTTTCTTGCATCGCAGTTTATAGAACTCAAATGGGTACTTGTTGATGAGTGCCAGTTTTTGACTGAGAGCCAGATTGACCAATTGTCCGATGTCGTTGATTTTCTTGATATTAACGTAATGTGTTATGGGCTTAGAACTGATTTTCAGAGCCATTTATTTCCTGCCTCAAAGCGCCTTTTTGAGTTAGCTGATGACTTGGAGGAAATCAAGTCAACTTGCGCTTGTGGGGACAGGAAGACATCAATAAACGCAAGATTTGATGAAAGCGGGAATATCGTCACAGAAGGAGACCAGGTTGTAATCGGTGGTAACGATATGTATAAATCTTTGTGTAGAAGATGTTGGAAAAATAAAATAAGAGATAAAAAGATAAAGGAAAATGAAGCAGCCAATCAAGAAGAAAGAATTTAAAAGACCTAGTATTGATAGTATAAAGGAAAAACTTAACCTAACAGTAAAGTCTAGTAATGACCTTGTAAAGTCAGCAGCAGACAAACCAATGGACTTCATTCCATTGCCAGAGGCGTTCTCAGATGCCATCAAGCTACCAGGAATTCCAAAGGGATACCTTACAATCGTTACTGGATGGTCTAACACTGGTAAGTCAACCATCAAGAACTGTCTTATTGCATCTTGTATAAACAATGGTATATTGCCAGTAATCTATGAGACAGAGAATAATTTTGACTTCAAATATGCAATTGACTGTGGTATGAAGGCAACGCCTGTATATGGTGATGTTGAGGTGGAGCACGTGGATTATGAGACTGGTGAGGTTACATACACCACAGAGAACAGAATCATAGACTATAAGGGTGATTTTCTGTATTTTGACAATAAGATTCTAGCAGAGGTATATGGTGATAGAGACTACTCTACTGGAAAGACAATGAAGACAAAGCGTAAGCAAGCAGTCCTTGAGGATATAGCATATTCTATTACTGAGATTCTTGATGCACAGGATAGGGGTGATATCCAGCAGCCAATTTGTTTTATCTGGGATTCAATTGGTTCTATCCAATCATTTAAGTCACTTGAGAGTAAAACAGGTAACAATATGTTTGATGCAGGTGCAATCTCACAAGCATTCCAGGATATCATCAACAATAGGATTCCATCTTCAAAAAAGATAAGCGAGGAATATACCAATACATTCTTCTGTGTAAATAAAATTTGGAATGATTCAATGAACTCTATGGGTGGCGTGCCTTCAATCGAGTTGAAAGGTGGTAAGACTTTTTTCTATGGCGCTAGATTGATTATCCACCTTGGAGGTATTGGAAAGGCAGCTACAAAGAAACTTGATGCAACTGCTAAGGGAGCTAAATACGTCTATGGTATTACAACCAAGATTAGAACAACTAAGAATCAATTACCTACTCCTTGGAATGTAACATACGAAGGTGAAATGTCATGTGTCCATAATGGACTTTTGAACCCTG